TACTGGTTTACAAGATATTTCTATACTTGGTATGGCTCTTATTCGCGTCGGAGGCGCAAGTCCTATGTTCGGTCTTGATAGGGAAATGGATTTAAGATTGGCTACAGTCGATTTCTATGAAAAGTGTTCTATTAAAGTTCAAAATCGCAGTTCATCAGCGGATGGTGATGATAATGCTGATGCTGTAGATAATGTTCCAATTTATGGTAAAATTATCGAAGGTCATGGATGTACTCCCGTATATCAAAGTGCCTATAAAGGAACTGCTGCAACTACAGTTGTACCATTTACAGTAAATCAATTAAACGGAACTTCAACTGTCTTTCCCAATATTGTAAATCAAAATTCAATGCAAGAACCTCCTTCTTATAAAAGAATTAAGAATGCAACTGGCGAAACTAAATTACATCTTGAACCTGGATCTATTAAAACATTTGTTTGTACATATAATAGAGGTTATAATGTTAGTCGTGCTTGTACTTTTATGTATAAGTTCTACGGTACACTTGGAAACCAGGTTTCTGCTGTCAACCCTATTGGAAGATTTACTCAGTTTTATATCGAAAAAATGATTAATGTTGATGCAGCTTCTCCTATTCGTATTGCAGTCGAAGTTAATTGTAATACAGCTGCTAAAATCTCATTGAAAAGAACAACTTATACTCAACCTTATTTCAAGAAAATTGTTGGGTAGTTAAAATAAATTTATTGGACAATGAATAACTGTGAATCTTCTTTCAATTGCTGCCCTTAATGCTGGTTCTTCGAAGATTTCTGCAATAGAATAGTTGCTAGTCACCACAATCTTCTTAGGACGAATGTGCATTGCTCCACCCTTAGCTTCTGCAATATAACTATATCTATCAGACCAGATCTTCAAGTGGTGTCCAAGCACTTTGTGGTTCAGGTCCAAGTCATCAATCACCACATTTTCTTCCAACTTATAACCGTCCCACCACTTGTTGCACATCTTGTAGTATGCACCGGGATAGTCAGCCCTCGCTCTGCGACTTTTGCCTACCCCAGGTGGTCCATACAACCAAACGCCACAAACATCATCCAGATCATCGGGCTTCTTCATGTTATCCTTAGCAATTGTCTTCAGGTTGTTGTAATACCTGACAAATATGTCAGGTTCAATTTCATCCACCCTACCAGACTTTGCCAAGTCCTTCACTCTCTGCCAATCTGCTGAAGAGCTCCGAACAAGTTTCTTCTGACCAAGTTCAAATCTTGTACCAGCGACGGCCGTATCCTCCTTGAATACGTAGGCCTCTGCTGCCTCACTGCGGCTTGGTTCGCAGTGGGCGTTAGGGGCGAAGACAGCCTTAACACCAGCAAGTCTTGTCTTCTTATCGAAACTGGCAAAGATCTGCCAATGGGCGTATCCAGTGCCCTCTCCAACCTCCTGTTGGCCACGAAGCCAGACAACTCCTCTTGGCAAAATAGTTGGTGTTGTCCAACTGTCAATCGGGATTGTGAGTAGCCAGTGACGGGCTTGTGCGAACGTTCTTGTTGTTTGCGGCATAATCCCATAGATTTGATTTAATTAATATTTTTAAAAGAAGAATTACTGATCCTGATTGAGCCTTTTATATTGGCTCAGTTTTAGGTTACTCAGCCACCCTTAACCCTGTTTTAGGTTACTCAGCCACTAGCCCCTGTTTCACAATAAAGGGGTAAGCGCCCGCGGCATAAATAACTAATGTAGGCTCTGCACCTGCGGTATAAGAGATAATAAACTTGATATAGAGGATGCCTTTAAGTGGGTTGTTGTCAAATATTAAAACGCGCTGCGGCGAAAGTAACAATAAGCGAACAAAGAGAGCTAAACTTCGACTTTCGGAAGCTTTATGAGTCATTGTTGTCGTCCGCGGGAATGAAAAATAATGCAGGACACAAGGGGCCCCCACCTTCTGGGGGATGTGAGGCTCCGCATTATTTTGAATGGAGCAGACAACCAATGCGAATAATGCTTCCAAAGTCATATTTTGCTCACAAAAAAAAAATAGGAAGTCCGCCTGGGGCATAAATAATTTGAGAGCCGATCCGTCGCTAGTATTACTTACATAAGCGACGGATCACGGCTCAGCAAATAATAAAATATTTGTAGTGATTCGTACTCTCTCTCTCTTTATGAAAAATAAAATAAAATGGCTCCTATTAAACATGGTCGCAATATGTTCACTGTTCGCTACCATGGTAATTATGTCGGCCCTGGATGGTCGGCAGGTAGATATGGAAAAAGTGTTCCTTTTTCTTCGGTCCGTCCAATCGATGATTTCGATCGTACAGCAATGGTACATGATCGGAGATATGCTCTTGGCATGAATAAAAAAATAGCTGATGAAGAATTTTTTAAAGCAAATTGGGGTAAAGGTATTAAAAGATCAGTAGCTGCTGCTGCTGTAGGTATACAAGGATATTTCCGGTAAACTATTTCATTCTTAAAAAAAATAATTAAATGAATACTCCCAGAAAAACCCCAATTAAAACTATCGGTGGTCGTAGAGCTCGTAGGTCAAGAGTTGGAAAATATGTGTCAAAAGGCTACAAGAAAATAACCCCAAAAAGTAATTTGAGATTAGGTTACAAAAGAAAGCCACAATTCATTATTCCCAAAAAGTATCAAAATCCTCGTAAGCGTCAGCGTCGTAGTGTAAGAGCTGTTCATAGCAGTTCCGGTGGATTTTTTGGTAAAATTGGCGGTCGAACTCGTAACGGAAAATTAATGGATAAATATGCAACTAAAGGTGTAACTGCAACTACTGAATTTAATTTCATTACTGAATGGGCCACTGAGATGGGTGTTATAACCACATTGTCTCAGCCCGAGTATGAACGTAGACGTTTATTCTGTAAAGCAATTTTGAAAAAATTTGCTATGAAACATGAAATGGAATATGAAGATGAAAATAAGGGTGCCTTTCAACATGGTAAAATGGTCTTAATTTATAAAAACGTTGTTGATGGTGATGCACTTCAATTCGAATTTTGGGATAATAGTACCGGCAATCCTACTTGGGCATTTTTAGCTCAACAAATGGATATCGGTTTTCAAACAGTATTTACTGCAGCAGGTACTGGTTTACAAGATATTTCTATACTTGGTATGGCTCTTATTCGCGTCGGAGGCGCAAGTCCTATGTTCGGTCTTGATAGGGAAATGGATTTAAGATTGGCTACAGTCGATTTCTATGAA